AAAACAGTTGGGTCGTAATTAAACGCGGCTGGATCCGTACACCCAGGCCATAAACAAGAACCATCTGCATTATTTACCGATGGATTATAATTCATAGCTGTTGGATCCATACAACCATAAGTTACTGGATCATAAGTACAAGAACCATCATCAACATTAGCTAATGGATTATAATTATTTGCTGCTGAATCTGTACAGCCCAAAACATCTGGAACGTTTATACTTACTAAAGCGCCTATACCTTGTATTGCAAAACTTGCTTGATCCCAAAGAGAACTACCATCACTGTTTACTACAATAGATGAATCAGAAGCCATGTGATCAATATCTTCTCCTTTTAGATAGAAAAACCATTTACCTTCTTTTTCAATAAACTCTTCTATTCTACCTTTTTCTTTATTTGTAAATACAGCGTCAACGTACCAGCCTTGTTTTGCAGTAAGATTATAATACTCGTTATCTGTAGTTATTGGAATTGTATTTCCATAATCATCTACTGTAGTTGAAACAAAAGGCGTAACTCTTGTTTGAGTTCCTTCATAGTTAACTGTATGGAAAGATTTAACTAGACCTGGGCTGTCGTTTAATATTACATTAAAAGAAGATGGTGTTGTAATATTATAAAAAGTATTTCTAGGTTTGCTTTCGTCATGATGTCTCCATAAATTACCGCTATTAAAAGTGTAATATTGATTAGCACAACTAATACCATTATTAGTTACAAAAGATTTAAAACTAACCCATCCTCTTACGTTTTCTTTAAAAGTAACAGACTTTCCAATAGTCTCAGTTGTTGTTTGTAAAGATATATTGTATTCATCTTTTCTATCGTCATAACTACCAATTAACTTATTATTTAATTTTAAGTTATCTCTAAACCAATCTTCCATACCATGATTAGATATAGGTGTTAGTCCATCTGTTGATAATCTCATAACAGCACCTCTAACTTTATCAGTAAAATATGCTCTATAAGATTCTGAGGCAAATGACTCTGGATTTTTTGATATACCATATTCACCAGTGTAAGGCATTGCTGATCCTAATACTCTATTGGTAGCTGTAATATTACTATTTCCATCAGCGTTAAATAATGCATCTTTATTAGCTAGTATTTTTAAAACTCTATCTTCGCATAATGTTATTAAATCTCCACTTTGCCCCCAACCAGCTTTTAATTTTTGTATACTACCGTAAATAGGATTTATATCTTTTGTTATTTTTTCAGCCGCTATAAACTGATTTAAATTATTAACACCTGAAGTAGAATTATATATTCCTGAGTATATTAAACCGTGCTTTCTTCTTTCTTGTTTATATTCAACATCTAAAGTTGTAGATGCTTTAACACCATTAATTATAAATGGTAAATTAAAATTATCTTTAATTCTATTAGACTCAACACCGTTTCTAAAAGAAAAGCAATTATGCCAATTTAAATGATATCTACTATTGTATATTGTAGTATCTAATACAATTTTAGTTGAAATTTGTGGATTAGCAAGATCTGGAATTAATTGCGCAACTCTTACGTCAAACGCGTTGCCATTAGGCTTTGTTATTTTTAAAATATCACCAACGGTTAAAGGTTGTAAAGTTAAATTACCAAATACAAAAGGACCAGAACCTATATAAATCCCAGCTGGTAATCCTGGTACGTCTAAATCTATAGTATCTCCAGTGGCAGAAATGTTGTTTAAAACAGTAACATTATCCCAAGCATGTCCAAATCCAGAAGTATTTTCAACTCTAGACCCAATAGGTATTGCCGAGATAATGGTGGTGGTGTCTAGATTTATTGGATTATTTTCACTTATTTCATAATAAATATCTAGATCAGTATCTTCTTTAGGTTCTGTTTCCCAAACAAAAGGATCTGGAGGTAAATTACCACCGTCGCTATATTCGTCTACAGGCTCCACCATTATCATGTTATAACCAACAGCTGCCATAGCTCCAGCTGGAGCTGTTCGATCTATGTTCAACCAATAATCATAAAAATAATCAGTATTATGTTCAGTGTAATTACTAGCGCCATTCATAGATACTTGTCTAAATTCTAAATTTTGACCATTAATTAAATTAGTACTAATATCATCACCGTTCCAATGAAGAGGTTCTGTATAACCACCTAAATCAAGTCTATAGAAAGTTGTGGCTGGATCATATGTAATCTTTTTAACAACTAGATTTGGTTGATCAGGTGTTGCTCCTAAATTATTATACCGAGTAAGCATCATGCCCTCGTGTAATTTATATTTAGGAAGAGCACTGTTATTTTGACAAGTTGAGAATATAGTGTCAACTATTAAATAATTTTCTTTTTGAGTCGTAAAACTACCGCTTCCCCAAACAGAGTGACTTTGTAGTTGTATGTCTTGTAGTTGTAGTCCGTTACTCATAAAAGTACCAGGAAGCGCTGTTGGATCCCAACCACTACCAGTCGTGTTATCCATAGACGGCTCTACCCATAAATCCCATCTTCTATGGTATGAACCAGATCTATCGTCTAATAATAAATCACCGTGAGGATAAGAATTACTATCATAACCCATATCATGCCTACCAAATCGAACTCTGTTTTGAACACTAACTTGGTTGTAAAATGTATATATCGTTTCTGTTGGATCATGCTCCCATTTAAATTTAGCACCAGAAGTAAATTGTTTAACAAAATTAACTGTACCAGCATCCCCATGTGCGCCAACACCATCTTCACCTACACTAAAAAAATCTTCTGCAATAGTATTAAAATACTGGGCAGGCGTATTGTTATCAGGTCCAAGTACTAAATTGTTCATAATACCACCAAAACCAATACTCATTTTAGTAGAATCTATCCCTGAAAAATGAGCAGCACCAGGACCAGTATTAAGAGATGGGCTCCAACCAGCGGCATTTGGATTGTTGTTTCCTGGTACACCGTAGTCTGGTGATAAATGACTTGTTTCATTATTTTGAGGCCAAAAAAGACTCGTAACAGAACCATCACCACCAGAATTTGAAGTGTATTTTTCTGTTGATCGATCTATAAACCAAACGCCAGAAGTACATCCATTATTTTCCGCTTGATTATTAAAAGATGGGTATATTGACTCTCCGCCAATACAGTTATTTAAGTATAAGTCATAACCGCCTAGGGAAGACTGAAAATCGTGATCATATTGAGAGTAGCCAAAATAAGATTGTCTTGCGTAAAAGTAATTGAAATTTGTACCAAGTGGATTAGTGTCGTTTGGCCCAACAAAATCACTACGCACTTCATTAGAGTAGTCATGGTCAGTTAACCGCTCCATAATTCCATTGTAATAATTAGCACCCGAAGAAAAAGTTGCGTTACTTTGTCTACTCATTAACAATGAATCAGAATCTAAAACATAAATAGTTTTTCTAGCTGTTTCTATATAATTAACACCAACAGAATCATCTGTTATTTGCGTTTTAATCTTACCATCGTTTTCAATTTTAGCAAAAAATCTACCATCAAATATTGGTTTATTTTCAACAACTGCTTTTGAAAAAAGAACTTTTACTTGATCTTGAATAGCGCCTGGAGAAGCTGCGTTATCAAATATAAAGTCCATATCTTCTTTTAAATTTGTATCTAAAGTTACGTAATATTGAGTGGCAGGATCGTCTTTAGTAATTTCTGATATTTTGTATTTCGCAGAGTAATTATTACCTAATACAAATTGTACGTATAAATCTTCTGTGATAGTGTCTAAACTTGATAAACTACTAGCTGCAAAAACAGGGGAACCAGCAGCACCATCCCAGTTCATAGTAAAACTAATACCATTGACTGCTGGAGCATCTTGTAATTCAGCGCCGGAAGCACCAAACAAGTAAATAGGAGTTGGAGTTGCTGTTGTGTTATGTGTAACAGTACCAATCCTAAGCTTTCTAGTTTTGATAAATTCAGGCGCTTCGTTTTCTATAGCTAAAATTTTATATCTAGTTGTATTTTCTATAGCGTCTTCATTACCTTTTTTAAAGTATAAAGAAGTTTCTAAATCTACCTTGTTTCTATCGTTAGAAGGAAACGCTAACCATATATTACCATCTTCCGCTTGGTACCATCGATCCATAGCTAGATTATAGTATTCAGTAGAAGTTTCTTTTATAAAGAATTTAAAGTAAGCCATGTTTTCTGGGGCAGAACCTTTTAATCCTACTACTAATCTATTAGCATTTTTACTTTGTTCTTTGTCTACTTTAAATCCACCAGACTCACTAATTAAAATAGGTGTTTCTCTACCGTAATCATCTGTAAAAACAACGCCAAGTTTATAATCTCTTAATGATTTAATTGATTTTTCAACACTACCTTTATCGCCATAGCCTCGTGTCGCCAAACTATTTGTAAACTCAGGTTTAAACTTTTTTTGGTAACCACCACTTCCAACAAGTAAATCAAAGTTTTGCTCGTAATTACCATATATTATTCTACTACCAGTAACATCTTGAGCTAAAGCTTTTTTAGGCACATTATCCCAAGATCTTAAAAGTTGATTAGAAGGTAGAGTGTATTTTATTGATTCTGATTCTATAGTATAAGTACCAGTATACCAAGGATTAGGAGTTCCTGTAGGCATGAGGTCTAGCGGACTAATAGTTTCAACAACATATACATTAGGAGAACCTTCTTCTTTGTATAATATATCAACTTCAATAACATCTTTACCTAAAGGCTGGTTCATTATTGTTGGTACAAAACCTTGTAGTTGTATTGATGTAGCATGGTTAACCATACCTTTATTGTAACCTTTGCTAGATTCGTAGCTAAAATTTGAAGGCAAAAAACCTACGTTAGACCATGGGGCAAAAGTTGAATATTCCCCGTCTCCATATTTATATCTATAAGAAAATTTAGGAAATTTATCTTCAAATATTGCCTCTTGTTCTACTTCTAAATCTACAGCGTAATTTAAAACAGTACCTCCACTAGCAATTATAGAAGATGGTACTTGTGGTGGAGTTCCATCTAAACCTATTATCTGTATTTCAACATGCGCTGTACCAGGAGCAGAAGAAGGCCAATCACTACCAACAAGACCAGCTTGGTAACCAGCAGCAAGTTGATTATTTTCAAATTGATTATATTGCCAACCCGTTATTACGCCTCGTATAGTAAAATTAGTTAACGGTAATGGTGGAGAAGTTTGCACGCCATAATCATCAACGTTGTATTCTTTTAGTATTATAATATCACCTTCTTTCCATGCTAGTGTAAAGTTTTCAGCATTATTCGAATCTGTTTCAATTTCAAATTGAACAGTATCATTTAGTTGGAGAGTTGAAAAATCAGATATTACTGAATTATTTGAAGAATTTATTATAGAAGAAGCATTAATATTAGCGTTAATACCTGGATCTATAGCTGTATAAGTTATACCAGAATAAGTTAATTCAGGATCTCTTCCGCTTGACATCTCTAAGGTTAAAGCGTTTTTAGGAGTCTTTCTAATAACAGTTATATGCTCTTCTTGTACAGGGTGGTAATTTGACAATGATAATCCAGTTGCATCATTAACAATGGCAGTGTGCTTTTCTCCATTATATTCTGTTCCTTCAATACTACGTAATATATTTATTTTTTTTGGTTCTGTAAAGTTATCAGTCCAAAATAACATATCATCTACGATGTTAATACCTGTGACTAGATTATTATTTTGAAAGTTTAATACTCTAGGAAAACCAAATTCTATGGTAGATACATTGCTTAAATCTACGTCTTCGGCTAACACAGCAGAATTAACTGATAAATCATTACTAAAACTTAAATTAACTGGATTGTTAGAAGAGGGAAGTACTGGTGTTGTAAGGTCACTACAACTAACTACATCGTAAACGCCTGGGTTAACGGGACTTTGTTCAACTAAACACGAGTTTGATGGCCAAGAATTGCTACCGTCATCTATAGATACAACAATAGCGCCACCAGAAAGCGCTAAATCAATTTCGCTAACCCAAGTTAAATCAGTAACAGTTATTTCGTTGGTAAACGTAGGTATAACATAATCAATACTAAATCCCCAATTAGTCATATCAATAGCACCACCTCCAATACCTGGCGCGCAGCCAGCATAACTCCCTGCTAAATCGTAATTTCCTGATTCAAATTCTTGTTGAAAAATTAATAAATCATTAGGATCATTTAATACCACCAAGTCGTAAACACTACCAAAAGGATCTGGTATAACACTATATTGTGTTGTGTTTATTATAACAAAACCATTTGGATCTGTTATTCGTAAATAATTTGTCCCACCATTAGGTAGATTTGGAAACACACCGCCAAAAACATTGTTTAAATCATAAAAACCACTTGGAATATAAGAGCCTAATGTGCCCGTAGTATAAGGTCCTGGGCTTATAACATTACCCGGTGCAAACTCATTTCCACATTGAACATACGCCGCGGTTTGAGCTATATTAGTATTAGGTATAACTGAAATAGAAGTAGCCATTCCCATTGTAACATTGTACTCAACACCTGGTATAGAATTTATAGTACCTACATTTATTACTGGTTGTGAAAATTGTGAAACACCACTAGCATCGTAACCAGTTGCTGTCATGCCTATAGCAGCAAAATCTATAATACCAGGGGAATTTAATTGATTTATAGCCGTGCTATTGTCAATATTATCTACAACGTAATTATATATATCTACAAAAACAGGTTCGCATCCAGAAGGTAAGGCTGGATTAGTACGCATTATCATGTCTTTTTTAATATTATAATCACCACTACTACTAGGAGCACCGCTATTAGGTCCGGCAACTAACCAGTATAAAGAGTCATTTTTTTCATCTGAAACAGAACCAATTGTGGTTGATGCTGGTTGAATCGGATTGTCATTAGAATCCTCGTAAAAACAACCAGGAGTGTTACCTAATACATTTTGTATAGTGCCAATTTCAGATTCTTCTGAAGATGACACTTGCACATTCATTGCATCTCTATATTCGCCTGGTGGAACAAGTCTTTCGTCAAGATCTTTGTTCATTTTACCTTTGGTAAAATTACGCTTCATCTCTGGCATAAACTAGTGTTTTATTTGTTTTGACTTACCTCTTAAATCTTGAATAATTTCTTCTAACTTAATGTTAGATAATCTTAACTTTGCAGTTCTTATAGCTGCAAATTTTTCTTTTTTAAATCTTCGCACTATGTACTCTTGTATATTTGCTCGTGTAGATACTATAGCGTAAATAATATACTTATACATAGCTTCTTCTGCAAATTTATGAACTTTTAATTCTTCTATTAATGAATCTCTAGACAAACCATCACCTAAATAATCTAAAACAATTGTTTTTCCACTTAAATTAGAACTAAAATGGATTTTACCAGCATGCTCGTCTACGTAAAAAGCACCATTTACATTAGCTAGCACTGGATCTAAGCCGTATCTAGCGTTATTCCAATGTAAATAATCATCGTCATCACTTACTGGGTTTAAAGATTTATAATTGTTCCACGTATCTGATGTAGCATCAAAAGATATAAAAGTTATTTCACCAGCTGTTGCTGGCACTGTTGGTAAATTGCTCACGACTAAAATACCATTTACTTTGTCAACATTAGTAACTCTTGTACCTTGAGAAAAATGAACATGACTTACGAACATACCTACTTCAATGCTATCAAAATCAGATGTACCTGATGCTGTAATTTTATAATCTGTAGTATTCCAAGACAATGATTCTACTACGTGCGTACTGTCAGCATCATGAATTAACTGATTTCCAGTTTTTTCAAAACTTAATCCAATTTCATCGGCAGATTGAGTTGGAAAAACAGCGGCACCAGCAGCATCGCCTAAAACCACAGTTGTTATACCACCAGAATTTTGAGTGTGTCTAACGTAAGTATTAGCTGGTATATAAGGTCCTTTAACAAACATACCTACTTTTATGTCAAGGTATTCACCGTTTAGCGGAATATTACTTAAAAGAGAGTTGAGAGTACCAACCGCGGTTAATTTATAATCACCATCGCTATTTTGATAAGGATTAGAGTTTGGATCGTACATTGAGCCAGATGGATTAGATGTTAAATTAGTAGGTAGTATACGGTGTTTTATACCAGAACTATCTATCCAGCTTATTTTAGTATAATTAACATAATCTTGTGGCATTGTTACGTGTAGCGAATTAGGCATTAAAAACTCTATGCTTTTAAAAGATTTGAAAGTATCAAAAGATAATTCTTGCATTGCTCTTTGAGCATGAAAAGCAACGTCTATACGTCTTGCTTTAGGAATAATCTTATCTTCACCAACATAGACCGCCATAAATTGCTTTATTATATCATCTAAAGAAGTAAATTGATAATGACCGTGGTTAGATGGTGTATTGTAATATAGTTGATTGCCAGTATATGTTGCCATTTATTTATTGTTTTTCTTGTTGAACTTGTGATATTTCTAGCCCTTGCCCTGCGCTTAAAATATCGTTTCTTTGCATCGCTACTCCAGCGTATTTTAATATTTTATAAACCAACTCGTTTTCTTCAGATGGATGTAATTCAAAATGAAACGTTTTGTTTACAGATGTATCATATAGAGCTTTACCTCCAACAACAAAATACCCCCAAGCAACGTTAGGATAAGTACCAGCAGAATTTACTCCTCCTGGTTTCTTATAATAAGTTATTTGTTCTGCTACAGCAATTATAAGAGAGTTTTGATATAAGAATATTCTCAAAACATTATTTCTAATATTTGCTATAGGTCTTTCTACACTAGGCCTTATTAAACGACCGCCGTGAAGACATTCGGTAAATTCTTTTGTATTTAATATCTCGCAATCAACAAGCTCACCAAGTTGCAAAGACCGTATATTATTAACTCTATAAATATAAGAAGGTAATTCAAAACCATCAAGAACAGGAGTATACGCAGCTATAGTAGTAGCATCATCTGTATTTTCAAGAATTTGCAATTTTTCTTCCAACATATCATCCATGTCAGGGTACGAGTGTTCATTACTTTTAATTCTGCCTTGTTGTCTTATATCGTAAAAATACTGCTCAAATATTTCTTGTTGAGCTTGGTTTGCATATAGATTAAACTCCTGCGGAGTTATATAACCTCTTTGCTCTTTATTAGCAAAAGCTAAAACTTTTTGATATACTGTATCTATGTTTACCATAATTTCTTTTTAGTTATTATAAGGAAATAATCTATTTAAAGTATGTTGTCTTTTGTTGCAACCACAATCCTTTCCAGTTGCTTTGCTAACAGTATCAACTACTTTTTTTATTCCAGTTGCTTTTGTGATTTTCGCTACAGTATCACCCAAACCTTTTGATTTATTTTTTTCCATATAATTTAATTTGTAGTTTGCAATCGCCCCGTAGAGCGACTGCATCTACAGTTAGATTATTTTAATCTTTTTTCAATATTGGAGTAAATCTCCATACCTTCATCTGTTTTAAACCATGCGGCTAGAGCAGAGTAAGGATGTTCGTCAAAAGGAACGTTCATTAATTTTCTATCATTAGAACCCCAACTAAATGCCCTTTGATCTTGAGATAATTTTAATATTCCCATTTCAGTTGCTCTAATACCAAAGTTTCTAAGCATAACGTTTTCGTCATTTACTAAATCTAAGAATAAACTTGGGTTTTTCTTAGCATATACTAACAAATCTCTTTTAAGTTCTTTAGAACTCATGTTAGATACTTCAGATCCAATCTCTACTCTCATAACAGCTTCTGCCATATCTATATCTAAATTTGCAGCTGCATTAAGCGCTTCAAGTTCTAACTCAATAGTATCTATTTCGCTTTCAGCTACAACTTGAGGTTTCCACTCTTCAAAAAGACTATCTCTATGTGGATGGTATAAAGATAACAATTTTTGTAAAGTTTGCTTGTTTCTTGGAACACTCAAAGCTCCATTTCTAAAAATAATATGAGATAATCTTTGATCACCTTGCATTTCATCTACAAAACAAGTTCTTTGGTTTTCGCAATATTTTAATTCTCGTTCATAACCTTTTTCTTCGTCAAACCAGAATATATTAGTAGATCTTATCATTTTACTTAAAGGTTTTTTTCCTTTTGTTAAATAATACATTCTATCTTTTATTTCCCAAGTATCTTTTTTTTCTTTTAATTTTGGTTTTTCTGAAATTGGTTTTTCAACTTTTGGTTGCTCAACAACCTGTGGAGTTGGTTCCACTTGTGTTTTTTGTTTTTTTGCCATAATATAATATATAATAAAATTAATAAAATAAAAGGCCGAGGCCGAAGCCCCGGTCTTTTAAAAATTGTTTAGTTTAATAACATAAAGTTATTAGCACCTTGAGTAATTAAACATCTTTCAGATAAGTAATGTACTTCCATCGCATCTAAATCAGATGTTACAGCGCCAACTGAACCAGTAGTCCATGTTTTCATTCGTCTGTCATCTGTTTGAGAAGCTCTATAACGTACGTGTAAGAAAGGACGTTTCATATTTTTTCCTAACATTTCATCATAAACTGAAGAAACACCAGCTGGAATAAATACACCTCTAATAGCATTAACAGTGTCAATAGCGTTAATTGAACCTCTTGTTGCTTTGTCATTTAGATATTTCCAGTCAGTTTTGTAGAAGTCATAAGAACCTCTTCGGAAACCAGAGAAACCTAAATTAAGCGCCATGTCTTCAGAGTTGTCAAACACTCCGTAAGAAGTACCACCTGTTCCATTAGAATTCATAGCTGCTAACATATCGTCAACCGCTAATGCAGTACTTCTATCTAAGAACATCATGTTTTCCTCAATAGCACCTTGAGAGTCAAACTCTGCTAAAATAGCATCAAATTCAGCTAAATCAGTAGCAGCTAAAACACCCGTGATACCAGAAGACATGTTACCTCTACTTTCAATAGCAGCAAATAAACCTTCTGTACCGAAAGTATTACCGGCAGCACCGTATAATTCACTATCAAGTAATGTAGAACCAGGCACACCTTGAACAGACTCAATCATTGCCATTTCAACGTAATCAGCAAATCTAGCTCTTGTATCACCTTCAGCTTTTAAGTACCATAAGTAACCTGATTGACCATCTTCACCAGAAATCTCAATCCAACCAATTGCAGAAGCATCAGATCCTGATACAGCATATTTATCTTTTAAGATAATTGGCTTGTTAGAGAAAGAAGTGAATTGTGGTTCGTTTTGACCATCTCTACCAGTAACACCTTTAGCGTATTCAGAACCAATAACTAATACTCTAAGAGCAGAACCTGTAGTTGCTGTAATACCAGCAGCAGAAGCCGTGTTAGCTTCATAGAAACCAACAGAAATAAGACCTGTTGTTGCATTAACTGCTGTTACAACACCTCTAGTTGTAGTGTCAGAATCAGCCATTAAAAGAATATCATTAACTCTAATACCGTGGTCGTTAGTTGAGTAAACGTTTGTTCCTGTATTACCATCGATATCAGATACGATAGTAATCTGACCACCGGCAGTAGTGTCAGCTTTTTGTGTAACATGTGACATCGTAGCTATGTACGATAAATGTAATCTACCTTGTTCTGACCAAACAACTTGGTCTGAAGTCATAGATTCTTCAGCTCCTACTTGTGAAAGAAATCCTGAAATAGTTCTGTTACCGAACACCTCAGCTTCTTTTTCCATAAGATCTGGTAAATATTGTTGAGCCCATCCGCTTGTACCGGACGCTCTAAAATCGATGTAATTTGAAGTAAGTGCTTGCTGTATTGGAGCTGGCACACTATTCAAACTACCACCTGCAGTAATTGCCATAATTTATTTTTTTTAAATTGTTATTTATTTTTGTTTATTTTAAATTTAAAACCAGAAGAATTATCACCTAACACCCTTACCTTTACCCCACCAGCTTCTATTGTACCATGAGCTTGCCTTGGGTTCATATTAACATTTTTAGCTTTAGCAACACTATCTTTCATTGCGTCAGCTTTTCCTTGTTCATAAAAGTGTTTTGCAACAGCATCTGCATTCATAGCTGTATATAGAGATTTGTGATAACCCTTTGCATCTGACATTTCATTTTTTTCGTTCAAAAACTTTTTGACAAAATTATTAATATCGCTTTGAGCTTCTTTAACCTCACTAGCATTGTTTACTTTAAATCTATATTTTTTATCACCAACATTGTATTCAAAACCTTTGAATTTGTCATTAAAAACTTGATTAGTTTTGTTTAAAAAATTAGATTTTTGAGCTTCTGCTTGTTTTTTAGTCTCTTCTGACTCTTTGTTGTATCTATTAAAAAAATCCATAGCTTTTTGTTGTTCAGGCGTAAGCTTTGAACCAGCTTTGATTTCTTCATAGTATTTAGACTTTTGCCCGTCTAAGTGGCTTTTAGCGTTGGCAACTTGCTCTTTTAACGCTAATTTTTTTCTTTTTATTTCTCTTTCGTCATCTTCTTCTTCATCGTAAGAAAATTGATCTTCCATGAGAAAGTTAATTTCTTCATTATCTAAATGAGGTCTTGTTTGCTTATAGTACTCATATAATAAATCTTTATCTTCTAGTCCACTATAATCTTGATTAAGCTTAACGTAATCATTTAAATCACCACCAGTTTCTTCCATAAAATCCATTAATTTTTGAAGATTTTCTGGTATTGGTTTTCCAGTAGCTTCAGCTTCAGCAACAGCTTCTTCAACCTGTTGTTCTACTTCAGCAATTTCTTCTTCAGTAGATTCTTCAGTAATTTCTTCTAATACTGGTGATTCTTGTGCTTCTGCTTCCTGTTGTACTTTTTCTTGTTCTTGTGGGGTGTCGGCATTTTCAGACTCTGCAGCCACTCCGCTGTCGTCAGTTGAACTTGTTTCAACTTTTGTGTTTTCTTTTGGTTCTTCATTTTTTTCTTGTTTTGGTGTTGGGGGTTTACTTAAATCTACTTTTAAAACATTATCGTTACCAGCAGATTCAAATTTACTTTCATCAACTTTCACCACGTTTTCATCACCTGGGTCTTGTTGGTTTTTTTGTGTAGTTTCTTCAACTACGTTTTCATCTTTTTCTTCCATAATATAATATAATAATAATTAATAAAATCTATCTAGGTTCAAACGCACCTAAATCAAATCCTCCGCCTAGTATATCATTACCTGCAGACTCAAAGTTTTTAGGTGGTTTTCCACTATTTCTTTGTTCAATCATCTCTGATTGTTGTGTAGCTTGTATTTTTGTTCTTTCATCTTTACGATCTTCTTTTTCTTTTTCTCTACTTTTCATGCCTTGAACCTCCATATTTTTCAACTGCATACTCATTTGAAACTCAAGTTGCATTAACTCTTTTTTATATTCTACTTCTTGTTGCATTTTTTGAGCTTCAAGTTGCGCTTTAACTTGTTCCAGCTGAGCATCACTTTGGGCTATAGCTTGATTTTTTTGAACATCAGCTTGAGCCGCGGCTTGCGCAGCTTGTGCATTTGCTTGTGATTGCATTTGTATATTTTGTTGTTGTACCGCTTGATCTCGTTCTTGCTTTTTCTTTCTACGTATTTTCAACATTTGATTAGCAAGCTTTATATTTTTTATTTCTCTAAGATCAATGGCATCTTCAAGATCAACACTTCCTTGTTGTAGCGCCATTTGTATATTGTTCTCAAGCATCATTTTTTCTTCTTCGTCTGGTTGTAATTCTAAAAATATACCAAAATCATATAAATGTAATTCAGACATTTCTTCTAAAGTGGCTACATTATGAGCTCCTATAGCTTGAATAAAAGCGTCTCTTGTAGGAGAATATTCTATAATATCAGATATTCTAAGTGACAAGCATTCGGCAGTTTCAGCGGTAAGATATAGTCCAGCTTGTAATATATGTCGAGTTGCTGTATTACTATTAGCTGCTGCTAATTTTTGAACACCAACTAAAGCATTTTTATCTGGCATACTACCATCTCTAGCTTCATTAAGCCCGGTTACATCTCTTATCATTTGTAGATAATAATTATAATTACCAATAAGAGCTTGCATTTTATTACCGCCACTACCAGATGTAATTTCTTGAATAGGCACTTTACCAGGATTCATATCGCCGTCTTGAGTAAATGATCTACCTATAACGCTACCAGTCTGGAAAAACATGTTTAAAGCTTCTTGCGGGTTATAATTTGTACCATTACCTAGATCAACCTCAGCTAAGCCGTCGGCATCAAGATAAACGCCATCTGGTACCATTCTAGCCATTACTTGTTGTAATTTTAGATGAGTCAATTGAATCATGTCAGCAAAACCAGTTATACGTTTTACCAATGAATCAATCCTGCCATTATACATTCTTGGCGCTACAATAGCGTAATTCATTTTAACTTTAGTAAAATCACTTTTAGGACGCATCATGTTTTTTGACATTTCCCATTTAAGTAGTTTATCAGTACCAAGAATCATAGCACCTTCATATAAACACTCTATAGATCTTAGTAATCTACTATATCCACCTTCCATGTTTTTAGGTGGATCAAACGAGTCGTTTTTAGGAATTATTTTATCTGAACCAGTTGCTGTTTCTTTTACTTTGTACACTTCATTCATATATGTTTTATAATTAAAATATAAAACTTGAATTGTATTGTTATCTTCTTTATCTATAGAATGTCTTGAGTTATAATTACTAACACTATACGACTTGTTTTTCATTATATCATCAAGATCAGTTTCTGTTAAATGAGGAAATTCTTTCGCTAACTCGTTTACTGGTATTGTTTTTACTTCACCAACATAATACACGTCATCAAAATAAGGTGAGTCGGTATAAGAATAGACTAAATTAGCAGGATCAACATAATCTATGGTAACGCCTTGTGATGTATTAAAGCCTGTTTTTACAGCACCTATACCTAATACTGTTAAATCATAATAAAACTGTTTTTTAGTTAATTCATATTTATTACCTTCAAATAAAACATTTAAAGCTTGCTCCTCTGCTAGTTCAACAGCTTGTTTGTAGTTTAACTGCATATGTAAACCTAACTCCTCCTCAGAATCTGGTAACGTCTCTACATCGTTTTCAGCTAAAGATATGCCAAACGCTTGTTTTGAAAAAGCATCTAGTTCCTTAGTTCTCATGTCTGCTAGTATAGACTCCATGTACCGAGTTCTTTTACTAACGCCATATGCGTCTTGTGAATATGCTTTTATATCGTAAGTTCTTTCTGCAATGCCGTTTACTACAATATCAACAAATTTAGAAATAATTGGCACAGGCTTCCAATCTAAATTAAGATAGGACAAATCACCATTTATAGATAACTCATCCTTATACTTTTGAATAGATTGTTCGCCTCTAGCATACAATCTTAAATTATGAAAATCATTAACGTTAGACGCGTATCTATTAACGTTTCTATCATTAACAAACCATTCTGTTTCTATTGCTTTAGCTACTTTTAAACCATAATCATAGCTTAACTTTTCAGCATCACTTACAGTTTGACTCGGAAAATAACTTTTTATGCCAGACTCTGCCATATATTTATTTTATTATTTGTGAATTAACCCCAGTATTATTATACTTGGAAATATTTATGTTTAATTTAGGCTTTTCAACCTTAACATTTGGTGCGTACAAATGTCTATTATTAGCCATTATAGCTAAACCAGAACTTATTGATGCATCAAACTTTGTTCTTTTATTTATATCAAATTTACTCCAATCATTAAGCAACTCGTTAAAATATAAATCTCCAAATGTTCCATCTTGTTTCATGCCTACATGATCTTGAATATACATTTCAATAGCAGCGGCATGAGCTTGTTTAATATCTTCTGAGGAATTAGGTATTCCTCCAATTTCTTTTTCAGCAACAGACAGTTTATTCCAAACTTTATCAGGTCTATTCATACTAAAACCTCTATAACCTCTTCTTCTTAAATAATACAAAAGACGTGGCTTATTGTTCTCTGCTAATATTGGCATGCCATAAAATACTAATGCCATTAAAACGTCTTCAAAAAATATCTCTGCCGTAGGTGGTCTTGATAAGTATTCTAAAAAGAAACTATTCGCAGGAGCGTCCTCCATACTAAACCTGGTTAAGCCGTGTAATGCTCCTTTAGAACCTACTCCATCTACGGTTCCCGATATATCATAAGAGTCACAACCAAATGCTCCCATGTGTTCATTACCAGGATGTTTTATACCATTTTTAAGTACCACTCTATTTTGTAATTGTTGAGGTGGAACCCAACTAATTTTAAATCTACCTTTTGGATCTGGATAAAATATTACTTGCGAATCCTTAATACCGTTTATCCACTGGAAATTACCAGTTGTAATACCAAGTGTTTTTGACATTTCCTCATTGTAGTCTATTTGCTCGTATATTTTTATAAGATTAAATATACTATTTTTCGTTTCATCTCTAAAAGCGTGCTCTTCAGTTCTAGGAAATTGGCGGTAAAACTCGTTTAAAGCATCTTGATCATCTTTTAAGCCATCAGCTTCGTTTTGCCAATTATCTATTACGCCTATGTCTATTAGTTCACCATCTGGGGCGAGCACATCTGCGTCAGGAGTAGTGAATACTGGAACTCCATACTCGTCAATAAATCCTTCGTAGTTCCATTCCATTGGGATAAACAAAGAGTATAAACCAGACTTTGTCTGACCGTTTCTATTTCTCTTAGTGACATCTGATGCATTATATAGTTTTTTGAAGTTATCTCCACCTTTGTCTAGGGCGTTGGAAGTTGACCCCATCATACACTTGCCTATAATTCTACTACCTAATCTTAAACATGTTTTTGTAACACGCCAATTGTTTAATATATTGTCAGGTCTTTCCCACTTACCACTTTCATCATGTACTAATAATGCTAGTTTTTCACCATCATAGCTATTGTCACCTGTATTTTTCCAATCAATAGTAGTATCCAACCCTTCTATTTCTTCCATACCATCTGTGGCAGACATTTTCTTTCTAGTAAACTTACTGGCTGGCACTCTATACGCTAACTCAGATTTAGGACGATCCATACCATCTTGAATAGGTTTAAAGAAAAAAGGATAATTAATACTAATAGGGACCACTTTGTCTGTAAACATTTTTTTAGCATCAGCACCTGTTTTAGAAAGTATACCATATCTACTATCACTCGATATAGTGGCTAAATTAACGGTTTCAGCAGATGACATAAACGAAAATCCAGAACGTCTGTTTTTTAGGTAGCACATACCGTAGCATCTTCTATCTGCTTTACAAGCCTCCCAGAATATAAAGAACAATCTATTTGCTTCTCTAAAATCCGGAGCACCAACATCTATCTTACTCCACTGAAGATACATATAATGTGTTCCTACTATATATGTTGGCTTACCGTTATTCATAAACCAAAAACCTTCATCTCTTCTTTTAAACTCTTCGTCTATATAATCGTACCACTGTTCTTTATTTTCGTCTGGATAATTCCTCCAATCAAATATATTTTTAAGCCTACTTAATTCTTTAGGTTGTTCAAGCTTTACCCATTTATTTTTATCGTGCTTAAATATATTTTTAGGTTGTTTAGGAAGTGCTATAGCTAGGTTTTGTATTTCTATTATTTCACCTATTTGACCAGTTTTAGATATAACAATAATATCATGATCTTTATTATAACCGTATTTCCATTTCTTACCTTTATTAAGTCTACTTATAGTAGTCTTTTTTACAGGTTCAATAATCTTAACTAAACTTTGCTCGTACATTACTTAGATCTACCTTCTGCGAATCCTTTAAAGACTTTTTCCTTTCTCTCTTCAGGTGCTTTGCCCTCAAGTAATTGTTCTTCTTCTTGGATTCTGTTAAGTATTTCGAATGCGTCAAATATAGCTAGTTTTTTAGTAGCCGCGGCATTTTTAAGTCTATCTGCTGATATATCGTCGTCTGAATCTACAATTGGTTCTTTAGCAACCTTGATCAATTCATCAACTGCCCTTTGCCCAGCTTGGATTATATTCTTCTTCGTCTCCTTGATATTCATATTTAATTGTAATAAGATTAGATAAAATTCTATATAGTCTCTCGCCATCAACAACAAACTCATATTCACCACCTGGTCTAAAACCAATTAGATCATTGATGTTTACTGTACCATCCGAGTATTTAACAATACCTTGTAATGGTTTTTCAGATTCAACATTAAATTGATCTATAGCTTTCAAAGGTTTTACAAAGCAATAACCTTTTGGAGCTGTCCACTTGTTATTTCTTTTGTATAAAAATATTTGATCGTGGTTTATAAAATAAGTAGATTCGTTGAAATAAGCTCTACTATTTTTTTCTATACCTTTTATATTGTGCCATCTTCGAAAAACATTATGATGCACTATAACAGTATCTCCTGCTTGTATATCGGTAAGCCCCGCTATTGGAGTAGATACAACTATTGCTTCTCTATTAACATATTGGTGGTTGTAAATCTCAGTATTAACAATTAATTCTGAGTCACCAATTTTTTTAGTGTTATTATATCTATCTCCTTTTGGCGTTACAACGAAGTTGTGAACGCTTTTCATTAGTATTCTAAATTATATTCTACAGATACAGCCATGTTTTTATTAAAGTCTTTCCATGGTAGTACGTTTTTTTCTTTTTTGATATAAACAGAATACTTATCTTTTTCTTCTAATATATCACAAATAACGTGTCCACCATAAACTTCTTGACCTACAGCATAGTGCATAGCGTCATTCTTATAATCTTTACCTACAGATATTTTACGAATTAGCTTGCTCATCTTCTTTGTAGTTTATTTTACCATCTTGAATATTAATATCAAATGTACCATACTCTTTTTCAAACTCAGCTTGTAACATAGTTAAATTATCTCTAAGACCAGCAATATTGTGCATTAATTCATGCTTTTTAACTTCCATAGAACCTATTTCTAATTGAGCTCTATTTATACCATTTACTGTGTCTTGAACTTTTGATAATTGCTCATCAGTTATTTTTTCAGGCTTAATACCTTTGAGTTCTTTAATTTTTTTACTTGTACCTTTTAATTTTGTTGTTGCCATTTTATTTAATTTAAGTTAATTTAATTTATTTTTTAATATTCAAATGCTAATATAATTTTAATAGGATGAGCATTGTATACGTAGTCATCATCATCATAAGCTTGAGTTGCTGCTGCTGTAAGTGTAATCTGTGAAGCCGCTATAGCCTCTACTTCCCCTAAAGTTATTTCTGCTTCGCAATCAGAACCGTTTGTAGCAATTAAAGTGTCTCCAACCGCGAAGTGCTCGGTATTATCCATACTCGTACCATCTGTTGTTATAACTGCATCTTGCCCATCAGCTTCATTAATTTGTATTAGTGTTGTAAAATCAAAAGCACCTTTAGCAATACCACCTATGTACATAGTTCTAAATCCTTCGCTGTGAGCATCTAATTTTGCTTTTGGAGTTAACACTAATAGATCTTGGTTTCCATGGCTTTCATCTACAGTAGGACCACTAGTACAAACACTTATACTACTGTTAGCTCCAAACGTATGTCCACCAAATCCAGCGGCAGACATTTCAAGCGCACCTAATATATCTCTATTTGGTTTATCTACTAAAGCAGAGTTAACAGTACCCATACTTACTCTATCGTCATCAGCAAAAAACAACTCTAAAGGAAACACGTTTGGAGTTGCATTGGCATCACCTTTTGGTCTAATTACAGCTGTTGCACTTAACAATCTGGCTGAACCTCTTGGTATTTCAAATGCGGTCCAATCAAATAGTAAATCGCCATCTGAAAATGCGGCGTGTTGTTTACATGCAGCTATAAATGGTCTTATTGTTACAGTGTGAAATTTTTGATAATTCATTTTATTTATTTTTTTACTTTTTCAAATGATCGGCCGCCAAAATAAGCACCAATCACAGTTATTAATACTAGTTGTAATAAGTCAACCCATGATGACTTAACTTCAAATTTAATTGTACCTGCGTCGATAAATATTAACAACATAGTACATATTATTAAAAAAATCAAGACTAATGGTCTAACGTTTTTACTTAGCCATGAATCTGATTTTAAATCCGCCTCCCATCTACTTGTGATGTTTTTTTCCATCTCTACTTCATAGTTGGCAATTAATTCTTTTATTTTTCTTTCTGCTTCTAGTTTTTCTTCAGCAGAGGTATGTAGATTATCTACAACTCCACCTATACCCTTAACAAGATCAGCAGCTCCTCCTGAAAATAATTTTCCTAACATAATTTAATTTTTAATAACCTCCACCTCCTAAATTACCCTGCGGTGGTGTTGGTTGTGGTGCGTTTGAATTAGCTGGCATACCTGTTGCTTGGAGATGAGTGGCTCCTCCCATATAACCTCTTTGACCTTGCCAGTTATGTATATGATAACCATTAAGCCCTCTTGATCTGGCCCAAGCTAAAGCTTCTTGCAATGTAGTAAATAAAGGTACACCACCTATTGTTGTTAATATAGCCATCTTAATGTTCGTTTCCGTTGTTAGCGTCATCTTCCCATGGGAAACCTGTATCACCAGCTTGTTTCCAAGTTCCATCAACTTTAATCATGTCTTTACCATTTATAGTTTCTCTAGGAAAAACTTCACCATTATAGGTCACGCTAGTATCATCATACTTTAGTTTACCTATCTTCATATCGGTAGCATGCCTCATTTCATGATTTATAGTTTGTTTATCTTCAAAGCTACCAGGCACTATATTTTCGTTTATATATATAGTACCGTCCATATTAGCCTCGCCCATAACATTTTTTTCTAATGGCACTCTAATTACAGGCGTACCAGGTACTGATCCTACATCTGCAGTTTGTTTGCCAAAACGCATTTTTGTTTTGATCTCACCATTAACAGCTTGTAATCCTTTATTTGTTCCTAGTTTAAAACCCATTAAGCGCCGTAATATCCTTTCTTGTAATTTTTAGCCATAGATTTTTTACCATACTTTTTAGCCATAGATTTACCGTATTTCATAAATGGTGCTTCTGCCTTTGCTACTCTTTTTTGAGCCATAGACGATTTAGATCTTCCTTCTTTTGTATCTGTATTACCTTCTGAATTTGGATTTACATTACCCATTCTTTTAGTTGGATAAGGATAATTTTTACGAGCCGGAGATTTTTCTGCTTTTGAAGCATGAACAGCTTTACGTTGTGCATCTGACACGTATTTTTGAGCTGGAGAAGCTAATATTTTTTCTTTTAATTCTTCAGGTAAATTTTTTTGTTTACCAATAAGCGCTTTCATCATTGGTGATTTACCTTTCATCATAAACGCTGATGTGTTTTCCTTAAATTTAGGCATGTTATCTGTCTTTATCTTTTATCATATCATCTATAGCTTTATTATAAACTTTATCTGTATATGATTTGTTATTGTAAAATACACTTCTTTCTGAAGTGGGCAAGTCTTCCTCACCTAATAGGATTCTATATATCCTACTTATCATTTGCGAACATTTCCACGAGGTTTTAAATACAGAGTACATTATAGTAGTTCTATTTCTATGTCTCCATACATCTATCCAGCCTTCGTTTCTCAATCTGTCCCATCTTGTTTTATCCCACGAATATGTATAAACTCCGTTGATAAAATCGTTTCGTGTAAATCTTCCTTTACAATCTAAATAAATTAATAATTCTAAGTCTGCGTCTTTTAACCCGTAAGTTTTACAGACCCACTTTCTAGTGAGCCTGTAATACTTAAGGATATTCATTTCACGCAAATCTTGCGCGGTTAACTTCAATTGCTATTTTACTTAACAGCTGAAGCCATTGTTAGAGTACAAGCTGTAATATCAGGAACTAAATATGTACTCAACTGATCATCGGCAATAACAGTGATGCCTTCATGATGAGGGCCGTTATTCATTGCTTCAACTAAAGCTTTTGTAACAAACTTGTTTCTGTCTTGAGTAATAGTCAGTGCAGCGAAATCTGCAATTATAGTCTCACCGTCTTCATCAACTGCTACGTTTTGTTGACTGTTAAAGTACACATTTACTTGCGTTGCATTTCGCGATACTATACCAGTAATATCGTCTATTGGAACCATAACAGATGCGCTAGAGTCATCATCGTCACCCGCAGCTGCTTGGTCTCTAAAATAAAAAAATTTTTTCATTGTTTTATGTTTTTATATGTTTATAATTTATTTAACTATTAAGAGAATGCTGCATTTGAAACTGTAGCTCCAGACCCTTGGTTTACCATAACCGCATCTACTATCCAGCCATTTTGCGCACCGGTTGCGTTGACCCATCGTAACGTAGTACCTTTACCACCGTCTCCATTAGTAGCGCCAGTAATTGTGATAATATTATCACCTGCTTGAGCAATATCGACGTAACCTCCAGCAGCACGAGATTCAGACCTAATTGTAGAACCTATTGCAAACGTAGTGTCATTACCATGCACTGTAAAAGTATGCTCATTAGTATTTCCAATGTTATCAATGTATATCATAGTGATAACATCACCTTTTGAACCAGCAGCTGGATCTGGCATAGTAAATGCTGATGTAGCTGTTAAAGCGTTTGTGTAATGTCTACCAGGTGTTAGAGCACCAGCACTAACAATAGCAAGTGTTCCATTATTTGTCCCAATATCAGGTAGCTCGTTGTCATGTGTTCCAGTCCCAGAATCACCAATTGTAATAGTACCACAAGTAGCGATTAAATCACTAATTTTTGATGCTACTCCAATTGGAGTTGTTAAACCAGAAGCAAATGTTCTAGATCCAGCACCACCACCTACTATCTGTGTGTGATCATCAGCTACATCGATCCACCCAGTAAATGTTGGTCTTGTGTTGTTCATGTGATGAGTTAATATTTCCATCAACGCGAAGTGAGTGTGATTTGTAGCTAAGTTAATATCTACTTTATCAGTATGAACTTCTCCTCCTTTAACACTTGTAGCTCTTGCTCGCACTGGCAAATAATAAATTGTAAGTATACCATCACCAGTTGGCCCCATGCTTACGATATCATCAGCGCGGAAGCAAACGTTGGAGGTTAAACCGATGTTATCGCTATCAGCTTCTGTGTTAAAGTAAAGCCAAGCTGATTTTCCTTGTTTTCCTTTCATTTTGTTTTTTTTTAAATGATTAATTATTGTTTTTATGTTTATGTATAAAGGTTTGTAGTATACGGTTTTGGTTTAATCCACCAGAACTACATCACAATCACGTATAACTCTATAAAGAGTATCTTTCCATGATATATCGTGTCCTGCGTGTTTGTCATAATATATTGTATCACCATCTTGTAATCCTTCTACAAGATTTCCACATGATATTATGTTTGCTTTTAAATACCTATTGTCAACATCGGTATCATCTGTCATTATAAGGCCAGCAACTTTTTTAGGTCCCGTTTTTATTTTATCAACTATTATATATCTATTAATTGCTTTCATTCATTCTCATATTTGAAATTACACAATCTGCAGATATAATTGTTGATACTACACTTACTGCGTTTTTAAGAGCAGATTTGGTTACGAGTACTGGATCTATAATACCTTTTTCTATCATATCAACATCTTTACCTGTTACCACGTCTATACCTAAACCTTTAGTAGGTCTTGGCCCGGTTTGCTCTAGGCCAGCGTTTGCTAGTATAGTGTGAAAAGGAGATGTTATAGCTTTGAGTAGTATCTCTTCACCTACCGCTTTAGCGGTGATTTCCTGCGAGGCGTTAAGTAGTGCAATACCTCCACCTGGCACAATGCCTTCTTTCAGAGCTGCCTTTGTAGCGTATATTGCATCTTCTACTCTATCTTTCTTTTCTTTCATTTCAACTTTAGAATCAGCACCTACTTTTACCATACCTACACTACCTGATAGCATTGCTAATCTTTGTTGATGTTTCTTTTGAATATATGGGTTTTTTTCCCATTTATCAATAGTTTTTTTAATACTCTCTATTCTCTCTTCCATTTCTTCTTCTGGAGGATCTATAGTTAGAACAGTAGTCTTATCATCTGTTATTGCCGAGTAAGCTTCACCTAAACAATCGATATCTATTAAATCAAGATCATCACCTAATTGTTCGTTGATAACTTTAGCTCCAACTAAAAATGCTAAATCAGCTACGGTATCTTCTTTAGTAGGACCAAAGCCTGGTAAGTCAACTATATTTACTTTTATATTACCTTTTACTTTGTTCATAAGAAGAGCAGCTTTAACCTGTTGTTCTACTGGAGCTACTATAAGTAGCGAGCGTTTGTTTTTTATAACATGCTCTAACACTGTTTGTATTCTTCTTATATTAGGTATTTCTGAAGATACTATTAATACTAATGGGTTATCAAGCTCTGCAATTTGCTTGTCCTTATCAGTAACAAAATGTGGAGATGTAAGTCCTGAATCTATCTGAACTCCGTCAACTATTTCAACGTATGTTTCTTCAGTTGGGGACTCTTCCATTAACACCACACCATCTTTACCTACTTTAGTATAAGCTTCTGCTATAATCTTTCCTAGCTCTGCATCATTATTGCAACTTATTGAGCTAACAGATTCCAGCATATCGCCCTCGATCTTGACAGAAATCTTATCTAGGTAATCGTTTACCTTTTTAAGTCCGGATTTAATTCCGTCTTTAATTTCTCTTGTAGTAGCATCACTGCTATTTACTTCTTTTAATAGAGATTCAGCAAGGACGGTAGCTGTAGTAGTACCATCACCTGCTTCTCTTACTGTATTTTTTGCAGCTTCTTTAATAAGGGTTGCCCCCATGTTTTCAACCGGGTCAAACAAGACAACTGATTCTGCTACAGTTACTCCGTCTTTTGTTATTACCGGGTTACCTCTAGCATCTTCGTATATTACACACTTTCCAGATGCTCCTAAGGTTGATTTTACTGCTTTTGCTAGTTTTTCAACACCAGCAACTACTTTTTTATTAGCGTTATCGCCAAAATTAACGTCTTTGACAATCTCGCTAGGCTGATTGTATTCCATATTTGATTAAATTTGATTAAATTGTTGTTTAAATTGAAAATATTTTTATTATCGATGCAATAGCTATGTAATATAAGCAAAAATATGTTATAATACCTAACAAACCTACTAATATTATACCTATTTGCTCTAATATTTTCATTATTCGAACGTTTTTACTACTTTTGGACCTTTTGTAGCCTCTAATTTTTTTGAGAAATGGTCGATACTGCCATCAATTGCTGCTTCAGCACCTTCTAAGGTTTCTCTACGTGTAACATCGTGCCAATCTTTGTCATTTTCTGGATCATTTACCTCAGTTTGGTAAAAGCCGTTAGGTAATTGTGTAATTCTCCAGTTCTTTTTATTGGCTAGATGTTGCCACTGGTTAATAGTTTTTTCATTCGGTTTGTTTGTGCTAGTTAACGTACTAGTCTTATAGTATAAATAAGTCATTTTGGTTTTATTTTTGGTTAATATTGACTTGGTATAGGGTCTTTCCCTATGTTTTTTTAATTTTTTCCAGCTGGACTTTGAGATATAGCCGCTTGTCGCATATTTTGGCCCTTTGTGTTCATGTATAATCTATTACCATCTTCATCAACACTCATCTTCCATGAATCGCCATAGTTTTTTTCTATTATTTTAGTTTTATCTTCATCAGCCGCTGCATCTACCTCGCTTTTAACTCTTGAAAATTTATCAGAATGTCTTTCTTTTTTTATTGGCGACTTACTACCCATCATTTTAAACGCCGGGTTGTTACCTGATTTCATTTTAAACATTGGACCTTTTTTCTTTCTATGCATGTTATTCTTTTTTAGTACCTTTACCGTCGTTACCGCGGTTGGCTTTTATAGATTTAAACTTACCATCTTTGTGATCGTAGTCTTTTCCTTTAATATTTTTACCGGCTTTTTTAGCAGCGCGTCTTTTACGCTGGTTCTCTGCTTTTTTCTTACGTCTATCCGCTGTCATAGCCGCACGTTTATCACGAGCTGCTTTCATACGTTTTGCAGTGGGTGTTAGATTTTGTTTAGCCATAATCTAATTATTACATAGTAAACGAGTAATTTACACTACTTACTTATATACAATTTTTTATTCATTATATACATCTCTCCAGTAGGTATGTATTTTAACTCTCTACCTAATAAGTCATATATTTTGCCATCAACTGTATTATGACTAATTTCTTTAATAGATGTCGTATTACCTGTATCTAATAATACCCATGTAAATCCGTTAAACGCAAAGTAATCACAATCTGAACATGTATATATAAACCCACTAACATCAATGTAAACATCGTAACACACATGCAACGTGTCAGTCATTTCGAACGGTTGGAATATAACGTTTATACCAGAACCAGGATAACAAAACTCGTCAGTGCATACACCCCACTCCCAAGTTACATCACCCGGTATATTAGGTAAATACCCAGCTAATATCAGCGGATAACCAATTGTATTTGATGTTGTAGCTGTATATGATATAGAATCACAATATATAATTTGTGCTTGTGTTTGTAGTCCAAGCAATACTAATAATATTAAGATAAATTTTTTCATATAAATATAGTCACATAGTAAGCGTGATTATTAAAAGTGTGACACTAGCCAGTTACTCTATACTATTAATAGCCTAATGTCACATAAAAATGTTATAAATATAGACGAATTGCGCTGCCCCCTATACCCCTGGTACCCAGCCCGTTAC